CTCTGCTACAGCAAACCTCGCTGAGAAACAACTTAGTTTCATTAAAGGTATCCTTACCTCAGAAATCTATAGACGTTACTGGCCTGAACACATCCACGCTGAAGAGGGTAAACGTACACGGTGGACTAACTCAGAGATCAGCTTAGATCACCCACTACGTAAGCAAGAGAATGTCCGTGACCCTAGTATCTTTACAGGTGGCTTGACTACATCACTGACAGGTTTACACTGTGACATTGCTGTACTTGATGACGTAGTTGTAGCTGAGAATGCTCTTACCCTAGAGGGCCGTAACAAGGTAGCAAGTCAGTACTCATTGCTGTCATCTATCGAAGGTGCCGATGCTAGGGAGTGGGTAGTAGGTACACGATACCACAGCAAGGACTTGTACAATGATCTGATGGAGATGAAAGAAGTTCTCTATGATGATCAGGGTGAACAGACAGGTGAGGATCAGATATACGAGATTCTAGAGAAACCTGTAGAGAATCGTGGTGATGGTACTGGTGAGTTCCTATGGCCTAAACAACAACGTAAAGATGGTAAGTGGTTCGGCTTCGATATAGCTACACTCGCTAAGAAACGTGGTAAGTATCTCGACAAGGGTCAGTTCCGAGCACAGTACTACAACGATCCTAGTGATCCAGATAACGTACCTGTAGGTAGAGATAAGATACAGTACTTCGACAGGAAGCACTTGCATCTAGATAATGGATTCTGGTTCTATAAAGATAATAAACTTAATCTATTTGCTGCTATTGACTTTGCGTTTAGTATGAGAGCAAAAGCTGACTACACTGCCTTGGTACTTGTAGGAGTAGATGCAGATAATAATGTTTATGTTCTAGACATCGACAGGTTCAGAACAGAACGTATATCAGAGTACTTCGATCACATCTTTGATATGCACAACAAATGGTCATTCCGTAAGCTACGAGCAGAGGTTACTGTTGCTCAGATGGCTATCGTGAAACAACTAAAAGAGTTAATTAAGGAACATGGTCTAGCACTAAGCATTGACGAGTTCAGACCTAACAAACAACAAGGTAATAAACAAGAGCGTATTGCTGCAGTTCTAGAACCTAGATATGACAACCTTCAGATGTGGCACTACAGAGGTGGTAACACACAGTATCTAGAGGATGAATTATCTAGTAGGAACCCACCGCACGATGACGTTATCGACGCTCTAGCATCTGCCGTAGATATGGCTGTGCGTCCAACTCGTAACCTTAACAGGAAACGTGATAGCAATATTGTCTGGGCGAATAGCCGTTTCAGAGCAGGGAGTAGGTAATGAACACTATTGATATTGAAAATCTTATTGATCCAGATAACCTTGCTGTAGACATTGCAGATAAGTGGAGACTGTGGCATCAGCTACGTAACTCTTGGATGGAAGGTACTAAGGAGTTACGTAACTACGTATACGCTACAGATACGACTACTACTGCTAACGCAATCCTTCCTTGGTCTAATACAACGACTACTCCTAAGATTACACAGATCGCAGATAACCTACATGCTAACTACTTCGCTACGTTGTTTCCTCAACAGAAGTGGATGAAGTGGGAAGCAGACACTCGTGACTCAGCACGTAAGGAGAAACGTGAGATAATTCAATCCTACATGGATAACAAAGTATCTCAGTCAGGTTTCGTTACTACAGTCTCTGACATTATTCAGGATTGGATTCTGTACGGTAACTGTTTCGGTATGGTTGAGTGGCACGATGGTTTTACTACAAAGGAAACAGGCGAATACATTCCTAAGTATGTAGGACCGAAGCTTGTTCGTATCTCACCATACGACATCTGTTTTAATCCAACAGCATCATCATTCGAAGACTCCCCTAAGATCATTAAGAGCATCAAGTCTCTTGGTGAGATTAAGCGTATGATCGACTCAGACCCTAACAACGAATACTTACAGGGTGTGTTCGACAAGATGATGTCTGCTCGTAAGAATGTACGAGGCACAGACGGTCACTTTGATAAGGCTGAAGGTTTTATTGCTGATGGTTTCACTAGCATTGAGCAGTACTACGAATCAGACTACGTAGAGATTATGACATTCTACGGAGACATCTACGATCAGATGTCAGGTGAGCTAATGTCAGACCGTGTAATTACTATTGTAGACCGTGCTCACGTATTAGACAACCAAGAGAATCCATCATGGATGGGCAAGGCTCCTATATTCCATAGTGGATGGCGTAACCGTCCTGACAACCTATACGCAATGGGTCCACTAGATAATCTTGTAGGTATGCAGTACCGAATTGATCACTTAGAGAACTTGAAAGCAGATGTGTTTGATCAGATCGCTTACCCTATCTTGAAAGTCAAGGGTGACGTAGAGGACTTCGACTTCGAACCTGGTGCTCGTATATACATGGGTGAAGAAGGTGATGTAGGTTACATGGCTCCTGATGCTACTGCACTAAACGCAGACCTACAGATTCAAGTCTTAGAGAACAAGATGGAAGAGATGGCAGGTGCTCCTCGTCAAGCTATGGGTATCCGTACCCCAGGTGAGAAGACTGCATTCGAAGTACAGACACTACAGAACTCTGCATCTCGTATCTTTGAACACAAGGCTGCACACTTCGAGCGTACATTCATTGAACCTATCTTGAATACTATGCTTGAGAATGCACGTAGATACATGAACAGATCAGATACTATTCGTGTACTAGATGAGGATCAGGGCTTTATGAAGTTCCTAGATATTACTCGTGAAGACATTACGTCTAGCGGTAAGATCGTACCAGTAGGAGCAAGACACTTTGCTGAACGTGCTCGTAGACTACAGAATCTAATCCAGATGGCTGCAGTCAAGGCACAAGACCCTACTGTTGCACCGCACTTGTCAGGTAAAGAACTAGCTCGTATCATTGCCTATGAACTTGGTGAACCAACCTTGTTTGCAGATAATGTTGCAGTAGATGAACAAATGGAAACACAATCTAAAGTTCAAGACCTACAAGCTGCAAATGAAGAGAGACTAATGGAAGCCTCAGAGATGGGACTATAAGGAGTTTATCATGCCTGCAAAAGGACAACCATACAAGAAGAAGGCTCCACCGAAGCCTATGCCTAAGAAGAAAAAGAAACCTATGATGAAAAAGGTTAAGAAGTAAATGCACTCAGCTTGGACAAAAGGTCTAAGGGGAGAGGAAAAAGCCAAGCGCATCGAAGAAGTACTCTACTACAGAAATGCCTTTGATGACTTGCAAGATGTTGTCGAACAGACACTCTATAAGAAAGAATCTGTTCGTGACTACGGCCCAGGATGGGCTGAAAAACAAATAGCAGTGAATGAGTACAATGCTGCTCTAGATGATCTGCTAAGACTAATAGACCTCAACCGTAAGGATCATAAAGAATAATGTCAGTTTTTGATGAAGACAAGTCTGTAGCCACCCAACCACAGGAGACTCAGACACAAACCGAGACTACGCAGCAAGAAACCTCACCACAGGAATCTTACTTGCAGAAGCTCGTAGAGACACGTGGTGAGAACTGGAAAGACCCCGAAGTACTTGCTAAAGGTAAACTTGAGGCTGATGCCTATATCAAGAACCTTGAGGATCAACTTGCAAATATGCGAGAAGATTTATCTAAGCAAGACTATGCGGCCCAGTTGTTACAACAACTAGAGACAAAGGCTTCGGCACCCACCAACGAAAATCCTCTAGAGTCCAATAACAATAATAACGGTGGCACGAATACTGAAGGTAACACCAACCTCGCAGTGAGTGAAGATGATTTAAAAAGCCTTGTTGAAAAAACTCTTACAGAACGTGAGAAGCAAGCTACTGTTCAGGAGAACATTCGTCAGGTGGATGTAACACTTGAAGAAATCTACGGAACAGAAGCACGTAACGTACTCGTTAACAAGTCGCAAGAACTTGGAATTAGTATGGACCGTATGCAAGAACTTGCATCTGAATCTCCCTCTGCTTTCTTTGCTTTGCTAGGAGAGAAGCAACAGACCTTTAAGCCTATAACTCAAGGGTCAGTTCGCACAGAGTCTGTAGGGACAACAACTGGCGGTGAGCGTGATTTTAATTATTATCAGAAGCTTCGCCGTGAGAACCGTAACTTATACTATACACCAAAGGTACAACAACAAATGATGGAAGATCGTCAACGCCTTGGTAGTAAGTTCGGACTTTAATCAACAACTTTAAATAAGGAGATAGAGTATGTCTATGACTACTTCTAACGTATCTCTCTTAACTCGCAGTGACGTATGGTCTGGTGAGCTAAAAGAGATTCTACGTGACGAGATGATGGCACAGCGTTATGTGCGTATGCTTGAAGGTTTCCCTGATGGCGACACATTCCACATCCCATCTATCGGTCAAGCACAAGTGGATAACTATGCTGAAGATACAGCGGTTCAATACCGTCCACTAGATACAGGTGAGTTCACATTCACTGTTGATAAGTATCTATCATCAGCTACTTATATCACTAAGAAAGCCAAGCAAGATATGTTCTACATGAACGAGCTAGTTTCTCGTTTCGTACCAGAACAAGAACGTGCTATCATGGCTCACTTCGAAGCAACAACATTTGCTACACCAGAGTCAGGCGTAACAGCTAACTCAAACGAAGCTATCGATGGTGTTGAACATCGTTGGGCAGCGGGTGGTACAGGCGCAGTTATCACTGTTGATGACTTTGCTCGTGCTCGTCACGCTCTTAAAAAGGCAAATGTACCTGATCGTAACTTGGTTGCGATTGTTGACCCATCAGTTGAGTACACACTGAATACATTGTCTGACCTTGTATCAGTTGCAAACAACCCACGTTGGGAAGGTATCGTTCGTGACGGTATCGCAACAGGTATGCAGTTTGTTGCTAACGTATATGGTTTCGACGTATATACATCTAACTATCTAGCTGACGTTACAGACTCTGCACTAGACACTTCTGCAGATGCTGATGTTGACTTCTCAACAGATAACGGTAAAGCTAACTTGTTCTTCTCTGCAGATGCTTCTGCTAACCCATTCGTGGGTGCATGGCGTCAGATGCCAGAGGTGGATTATGAGTACAACAAAGATTACCAACGTGATGAGTTTGTTACAACTGCTCGTTACGGTGTTAAGTTGTACCGTCCAGAGAACATGGTTCGTGTTATCTCGAAAACTAACGTATAATTAGAGATAGGGAGATAAATTTATGTCTTACACAAACGCAGATGGACTTCGAGTCTTAACTAATGCTGATCAAGGTGCAGTCCAAGACACAGGTACTGATGAAGGTATTCAGTCTTTTGTTCTTGATATTGATGACTTCACAGCACTAGGTACAACAGTAACTATTGATCCTAATGATGCAGTTATTCCTGCAGGTTCTATTATCTTGGGCGCAACCTTGGTAATGACTTCAGCAGCTACATCAGGTGGTAGTGCTACATTGTCAATCGGTACTTATGCAGCAAATGGCGATGCCATCGATGCAGACGGTATTGATCAAACAATCGCTAAAACAGCTATTGATGCAGACAATGACGTTGTACGTTGTGACGGTGCTCAAACAGCAGCCACAGGTTACTTGACTGTAGATGCATACGTTGCTGCTATTTATGGCACAGCGGCATTTACTGCAGGTGCAGGTAAAGTAGTAATCGAATACAAAAAGATTGCTTAATATCTAATTGGTAGTCCCTTCGGGGGCTACCTCTTACGCTCTAGGAGAAACAATTAAATGGCAAACGTAAACCACTCAGCACTTACAGACCCTTATCTCCATGAGCCTAAAGGGGTGGCTGCAGCTAATGCAGGTGAAGTGTATATTGCAGACGGAGCAGGTAGTGGTGATTGGACTCAGAAACATCGTCATGTAGGTGGGCATTTAACATTTAGTACATCTAGTCCCTACGCTCATTCTACTACAACATCTGACTCAGCACTAAACCCTACGTTTACTCTTGTAGACAATAACGGATTCTCAGGTCTGTCTTCTCCTAATGCTCGTATTCAATACGATGGAACTGAAGACATCTCTGCAGCATTGACTGCAACATTCTCTATTCAACAAGCATCTGGTACTAACCGTCAAGTAGAGGTAGTCTTCTATAAAAACGGTTCAGCCCTTGCAGGTAGTCGAGTAATTACAACTGCAGCTTCAGGTGAATGGCATCAGATTACCACAGCTTTTAATACAACTATATCTACAAATGATTATATAGAAGTATTCACTAAAGCTGATAGTGCAGCTACAATCAACTACGCTTCAGGTTACCTACGTATTACAGGAGTTCCTAACTAATGAAAAGAACACTCCTACAGATAGTCCAGAACATCCTGTCCGACATGGACTCTGAGGATGTGAACAGCATTAGTGACTCTATAGAAGCTGAACAAATAGCATCTGTAGTACGTGATGTTTACTACAACATGGTATCTACTCGTATGATACCTGAACACCAAGAATTAGTTAAGCTTGTAAGTCTGTCTAGTTCAGCACGTCCGACACACTTTCAAGTACCCGACTCTGTAAAACGCATAGACTTCATACGTTATAACGTAAGCACTGATAGTGATATAGAGTTTAGAGAGATACAGTACATAGAACCTCTGTTGTTCTTAACATTGCATCAGGATGGTGCTAACATAGATACAGTCTACGATGTGAACGGTAACACACCATTACTTATTCGTAATGATCAGATGCCTACTTACTATACATCCTTCGATGATCTGCATATCGTGATGGACTCCTACAAGAGTGACACAGATCAGATTCTATCTGAAAGTAAAACACAGGCACTAGGCCATAAGATTCCTACATTTACAATCAGTGACAACTTCACCCCAGACTTAGATGAAGTACTGTTCCCATACTTGATTGCTGAATCTAAGTCTACATGCTTCTCATTATTCAAGAGTGGTGTAGATCAGAAGATCGAACAAGCTGCACGTAGGCAGAAGTCTTATATGCAGAGTGATATGTATAGAGTGAAGAAAGAAAACAAAAGGCCGTACTATGGTAGACGTTGAGTTCGACATTAATTATGATAAGAAAACTCTGAAAGCCACATGTCCAGAAAAACTAAGCACTCCGATCCACGTAAGAAAATCACCAGATGGCTTTATATTCTTCGAGGTCCATGTAGAAAAAGGCAAGGTTCCAGGCGATTTAAGTGGAAAGTACACATCTCTAGATAACGCTAAGAAAGCTATACAAGTATACCTAAATAATATTACTCCTTCTAAGGCTGTTCGCAGAGAGGCTTTCGGTAAGGACTACGAGGAGCGTAAGAAACGAAATGCCACAGAGTCTAACGCAAAGGGTAGTTAACACATTTGTTAAAGGTTTGATTACTGAGGCAGGTGAGCTTACTTTCCCACCAGATGCATCAGTAGATGAACTAAACTGTGACCTTCGTCGTGACGGTTCTCGCCGTAGACGTAAAGGTGCAGCTAAAGAAACTAACTTCGAACTATCTAGTTTTACTGTAGCAGATGATGCTATCACTACAACAGGTGCGTGGTACAACGTAGGTGGGCAGTCAGGTCTAGAGTTTCTGATATTCCAGAATGGTGATACTTTACATTTTTATAATAAGTCTGGTCTTCCTTTCTCAGCTAACATTGAAACAGCTACAGTAAATCTACTTAGTTATGAAGTAGCAGGTAGTGTTGGAGCATCACAAGCTAAGTGTACCTTTACATCCTTAAAAGGTGCGTTGATTGTAGTATCAGAAGCTATTAATCCAATCTACATTGAACGTGATAACGTATCAGAAACAGTTACAGTTACTCAGATTGATTTCCGTGTACGTGACTTTGATTGGCAAGGTGACACTACAGAGTATGATGAATCTAAAGCAAGTCCTTCAGATGAACGTAAGTATGATACACAGAACGCAGGATGGGTAGCACCTAATGGCGACACTGCACTAAGTTCATATCAGTCTGCAAACTCTAGTAAACACCCACCTCTGACACATCCTTGGTATGCAGGTAAAGATGCTACAGGTGCATTCGATGCGGCTGAGTGGGCAGAGATTTATACTGGTAACAGTCTTACAGGTAACGGTCACTACATCTTAGACTTCTTCAGTAAGGATCGTGCTACTGTATCAGGTATCTCAGGACTTACTACAGAGACTGAAGGTAGTAGATTTAAAGCAGTAGCTACTTTTGCAGGTCGTGCATTTTATGCAGGTCTAAATAGTTCTAAGAACACAGACATTATTTTATTTAGTCAGTTGATTGATGACTTCTATCAGCTAGGTGAATGCCTACAACAGAACGATCCTACATCAGAACAGATCAGTGACGTTCTTGATACTGATGGCGGTACAATCCGAATAGCAGGTGCTGTTGGTATTAAAGTACTCTACGTTATTGATGCTAGTTTGTATGTCTTTGCTGATAACGGTGTATGGCGTATCGAAGGTATTGATGGTGTCTTTGCTCCTACAGCATTCGCAGTTAAGAAGATCACAGACGTAGGTATTGTTAGTCAGGGTAGTTTTGTAATTGCGGATGGATCGCCTATCTGGTGGAGTAAGAATGGTATTCATACTTTACAGTTCGATGCAACAAGTGGTCGTCCTGTAGAAAGTAACTTAACTATCTCTACCATTCAAGCTTATTGGGATCGTATTCCTAATGACTCTAAGAATAAACTTACATCTATCTTTGATCCTGTAAACAAACGTGCT